AACATCTGCTTTTCTCGTCTTTCTCTTATTTCTGCAGTTTGTTTTACTACATCTTTTTTATTTTCTGGTTTTCCAGGTTCATATGTTTGTAATAAGGTATCAATATCTTTCATATAAAAATTATAAATGTCCTTATCTTTTATAAAATCCGACACTTTTGTATTGGTTTTTTTTGTAACGTGATTCTCACCATTAGCAATTAATTCTTTTTTATCAAATGAATTATGTACATGAGAAAGAACCAAAATTGTTTTCATTGTATCTAATTGAGCAAATGGAATACTATAATCTTTTAAAAAGTGTCTTTCTTCTGCCAAGCAAGCCGTTTCTTCATATTTTGTTTGAAGTAACAATTCTTTTCTAAAAGCGAATGTTGCAGCAGTGGCATGTTTTTCTCCATAAGGACCAAAACGATACATCTCCCCAATATGTTTAAAATAAATGTGCATAACACTTGAACCGGCGCATAATGCCTTTGGGTTTTTTTGCAATGTTTCTACTGCATGACTAATTCTCTCTGGCGGATAATAATCATCATCGTCCATATAAATAATGATGTCTCCTGTACATTTTTCATGTGCTAAATTCCGTTTTTTTCCCAATGTTAATTTTTCATCATATTTAAAATATTTGATTTGTTTTATATCTTTTAACAAATCTTCTATTTTATCAGTTCCATCATCAATAATAATCCATTCTATTTTTTCCTTTGGGTATGTTTGATGTTCAAAACATTTTATCATATATGGAATAAAAGGTCTACGATTAAATGTTGGGGTACATATACTCACCGTGGGTAATTTATCCTTTTTACTCATTTTTTTGGGATTTTTATTTTTCATATACAATATAATAATAATATAAATTACTCTTTATATATTATCATTAGTTTATTCTATTTAATTTTTCTCTATTATTATATTTATCTATACATAATTATATTTATCTCACTAAATTCTATTTACCGGTTATTTTACTGGATATTTTTTTTATTTCGTTCAATAGTTTTTTTCCAGACAATATTTTTCCACCCGCAGATTGATTTATATTACAAGTCTTTCTAGCTTGTTCATAAGAAGTCAAAGGAGACAAATTTGTCGGAATAACCCCTTTATATATAGTAGAACTAATGATGTTAAAATAAAAGGATAATGCACATAATAAACAAACTAACCCTGCAATTGGGCCTACTGTAGATAATGCAGTTAAAATAATTAATATTGTTAAAATTGTCATGACAGTAACCTTATGATATTTAAATACTTTTTTAATAATGGTTATAACATCTACTTTTTTATCGTTCATTACACCCTTGTAACTTAATATAGAAAACATGGTCCATAAAACAGAAAATAAACTTAATAAAACGAGTGACCATGTTCCTACTACAAAAAATAAAATAAAAAATAAAAATACTAAAAATAAAGCAAAACAATACCCAATAGGATTGAATAAGAATTCAATATTTTCCCATGCATTTGGATCTTTTGATAAGGGCGACCTTGTTTTAAAGAACCAACTCATTTTTACAAACCATAGATACATTGAATAAAAATATCCTACAACTAAAAGAATAAAAAACATAAAATGCATGATAATTGGTCCTAAAATAAGAATAGCTGTTTCAGGAACTATTTTATTCATTAATCCTAATATGAAATTTATATTTGAATAATTAAAACAAATCAAGTCATCAATAATAGAGACAAAATAATTGGTTAATCCAAAACTATTAGGAGATTCCTTAATGTTTTTTAATATCTCTAATATAATATTTGCACTATTTGTATCATCATATGGAAACTCTATTTTTTGAGATTCTTCTTTATTTGTCTCTGGAGAGACTGCATTAAATATATTTATCAAAATAGCGGTAATTCTTGGTGCTATACTAATATAAGGCTCACAGTTAATATTTGTGGGTAAAATATTGGATTGCGCTATTTTAGTTGCATACAAAACCAATCCACCAATAGTGATGTATATCACGACAAATATAGTTAACACAATTACAGAGATAACAAAATTTCTCATATTTTCAGTTATATTATCCTTATCACTTTTATTACTAGATGTACTCATTATTATATTAAAATAATATTAATTTTTAGATATTTGTATAAATAATACGGATTATCATTTTTATATAAAATATATATTTATAAATATGTATTTATATAATATAAATATATATGGTAAAAAAAAATATCAAATATATATATTTTACATTATTTAGCATTTTATTATTATTCGTAATATTTACATGGGGAGATTATTTAATTAAAAATAAGTATATTACAGAATGCTTCCAAAATCAAAATAATGATAATAAAAATAGTAGTGAAAGTACAAAAAATACAGAACCTGTTAATTATAGTTATAATGAGAGTCCTTATCAAACCACGAATCCAAACAATATTTCATTACCTTTAAATACAACCTATAGTTGTGATAATATGTGTGGGCCTACAGCACGTTGTTCTATTACTGGACAACAATGTACCGCGGATATTGATTGTCCAGGATGTCAACCATACACGCCTCCTTTACCAAAAACAAATAATTGTGTTCCAGGAGATAATGATGCTGGGAAACTCACTTTAGGCACTACACCTACTTATTCTACACTTACTACAGATATTGGCACTCAAGCATCATTATTCACTTCTGATAAATTTAAAACAGCGCCTCAAGCCAATTTTGGCGTCAATACATGGAGAAGTTCTTTTGATAAACAACAAAGTCAATTTAATGACAAATATAAATGTAATGATTATCCTCATTTAATGAAATACCCGAATAGAGATTCTACTACAGGATTATTTGTACAAGATGGACCATTAGCATCTAATGCATATTTACACTAATTTTGTTTTTAAGTTGCATATACTAGTCCTGCATTACCACCCACAAAAGTGACCATATTAATACGCTCTTCCATTAAAACAAAATTATAGTTATATTCGTATATTCTCCAAGTCGGTTTATTTATTCCTATAATTTCTTTCGTTTCAGGATCGCAAATAGTTAATACTTGTGCCAATGGATCCAGTGGAGGAACTGCAGTAGTAAATTCAAATTCAATCTTATTAAACCGATTCATATTAATTGCACCTGATGGCTGTAAGTCAAAAGGCGATGTGTTTAGGCCAAATTGATAACAATATAACCCTAAAGGGGCATTTCCTGCAGTTCTAATATATTTTTCTATAAAATTAAATACACCAGCAGGTTGTATATTCTCTCTGTATTGTCCGTCTAACAATATTCCAAGAGCAATTAATATTTCTTTTTGATTTTGTAAACTAAATATTCCAGACAACATTAATTGAGTCAAATGCCCATCTACGTTTACACCTGGACCAATTGTTCTTCCATCTATTAATTTATAACTGCCTGATACAGGGGCAGGTATTAAATCATTCGGCAAATAATTATATGGCCAGTTAGTATAATTGGACCATTCATTTCTTAAATTCGCATCACTCCTTTGTAAATACCACATCCAACCACTTACTAATCCAATAGAATCAAGCTCTATTTTATTTGGCCCGGTAACATTATAAAAAACCTTTTCATTTACTTGTTTAAATAAATATTTTTGTTCATTTTTAGCAAACAATTTTTGTTCATCATTAGAGAGAAACCCATATGTACAATTTAAATGTATATCAGAATTCCAAATGGACCGTGTATCCAAATAGGAATCTATTGCCAGATCCACATCTGGCGGGATTTGTAAAAACCGATGTATTTGCATATAATATGCATTAAAATTTGGAGCTACATAAGGAAAATTATTATGATAATCAAAGACATCACGAATTCTAAACAATTGATTTATCGGCCTAAAAGTAACTGTTATTTGTAATTCATTATATTGTAATGCCACTAAAGGAAACGCCATTTGTGTTTTTAAATTAAACCATGCATTCATTGGAATATATAATATTCTACCACGTATAGATGGTTCTGCACCGGCGGGACTATCTGTAAAATATGCATTTGGGTACATATTTACACGGGTACCTGAATTTGCCGGATCATTCAATTCAGGTATATTTCCAGTCATTTCATTGAATAATGTCTTTTTGTCTGTGTTGAAATCTCTTTGCACAGTAGATAATAAATATTGCCCTGAAAATTCTTGTAATTTTTGATTGCCACAAGTAATGGTAATTTTACTTATCATTTGAGAACCAATATTATCTATCCATTTAAATTCATAGGGTGCCCAATCAGTATATGATTGCGAACCATCAGAATTAGTTATTAATCTAGGTGGAAATACTGGACTCCAAATAGTTGGAAGTTGAACAGATAAATAACAATCCATTAATAAATCTGCATATCTAGGAATTTTAAATGTAAAAGAAGATTCTTCTGTTAATTGCAATGTCTTGGCACCTTCATAATCAACCCTAAATTTTTGGAGACCAAAATTTGTATATTTTGCATAAGTAGTTTTCCAAAAAGTTTTACTTGGATTGGAATTTAATATAATATTTTGTTGTCCTTCACTTACTAAATTTAGTAGTCCGCCAGCCATATTATATTAATATATATATATTCGTTTTATATATATTAATTTTAATTATATAATTCATTTAATATAATATTATATGCATGTATATTCATTTAATATATATTCATTTAATATATATTCATTTAATATATATATATTATAATAAGTAAACAATGGACAAAAACGCAAGTGTAAATATAGCAACCGATAAAATGAAAGAAGATTTTGTGTCTTTTATTATTTTTATTATAATTATATTAATTCTTATTGTTATCGTAATTTGTGTAATTTATATATATAGATTGAATAATAGCGAATGCACTTATATGACAAATCTTTATGGAACAATTGATGGAAACATTTCTTCTATTAATCAAAATAATGCAGATTCAAGCGGTAATTTGTATGATTATTATATTAAATCCGCATATAACGCATGCAGTGGGGGTAGTTATAAAAATGATTTTGTAAATATTTGCAACCTGAAAAATGTACTTAAACAGGGCGTTAGATGTTTAGATTTTGAAATATTTTCTATCAATGATAATCCAGTAGTGTCTACTTCAACATCTGACAGCTATTACATTAAAGAAACATTTAACTATGTGAATTTCTCTGATGTAATGAAAACAATTAACAACAATGCATTTGCAAGTGGTACTGCTCCTAATTATAACGACCCGCTTATCATTCATTTAAGATTCCAAAGCTCTAACCAAACCATGTACACTAATTTGGCAACAATATTACAAGGATATGATTCTATTCTACTTGGGAATGATTATAGTTTTGAAAATAACAACCTAAATTTAGGGTCAGTTCCGTTACTTGATTTAATGGGAAAAGCCATTATAATTGTAGACAGATCAAATACATCATTTATGGAAAACCAAGCATTTTTAGAATATGTAAATATGACTAGCAATTCAATATTTATGCGCGCATTATCATATTATGATGTACAAAATACACCAGACCTTGGAGAATTACAAGATTATAATAGAAAATGTATGAGTATTGTATTTCCAAATACAGGTGTAAATCCTGCGAATCCAAGCGCCATTTTAACAGGTGAGGCTGGTTGCCAAATGACAGCTATGCGTTTTCAATATGTAGATAGTTATTTAGAACAATATACTGCTTTTTTTGATGAAGCAGGAACTGCTTTTGTATTGAAACCGTTAAAACTTCGTTATGTACCAGTTACAATTCCTGTTCCAACTGCACAAAAACCAGAGTTGTCTTATCAAACACGTACGGCTAGTACAGATTATTATAAGTTAAGTTTTTAATTTTAATTTAATTAAATTATTGAACTATTTATTATTTTTTATTATATATTCTTATCAATATATAATAATAAGGAAAGTATGAAATATAATAACAATGTATGTGATAAAAATATTAATTTTGCAGACTGCGAATTAACTATTTTACGTTTAGCTGTAGATAAAGCAGAACAAAAAATGGGAAGACGCATAGTTACTTCAGAAGATGTAATAAAAATAATTCAAATTGTAGAAAATTTTATCAAAAGAAAAAATCTAATTTGTTATGGTGGAACAGCGATTAATAATATTTTACCCAAAGAATCACAATTCTACAATAAAGAATATGAAATACCAGATTATGATTTTTTTACCACAGATTCTTTAAAATACGCAAAAGAATTGGCCGATGTTTACTATAAAGAAGGATTCACTGACGTAGAAGCAAAATCGGGTCAACATCATGGAACATACAAAGTATATGTAAATTATATACCGGTGGCAGATATAACCCATATTCCTAAAGAAATTTTTAATTCTCTCAAAAAAGAAGCATTGCGCGTAGGAGGAATCTTATATGCTCCACCTAATTTTTTAAGAATGTCCATGTATTTAGAGCTTAGTCGTCCTGCGGGAGATATTTCTAGATGGGAAAAGGTATTAAAACGACTCATAATATTAAATAAATATTATCCCTTGACAAATCTAAATTGTGATAAAGTAGATTTACAAAGGAAAATGGAAGCGCATGCAGATGATGCAGTCCATATTTATAATTCTGTCTCTCAAACATTTATAAATCAAGGAGTTGTGTTTTTCGGCGGGTTTGCAATAGCTCAATATAAAAAATATATGCCATATACTCAGCGAAAAAAGGTAGAACAAATCGCGGATTTTGATGTATTATCTAATGACCCTGAAACTACTGCAGAAATTGTGAAAGAACGATTATTAGATATAGGGATTCATCATGTAAAAATAGAAAAACATGCACCTATTGGCGAGATTATTCCTCTTCATTATGAAATAAAAGTAGGAAAGGATACTATTGCATTTATATATAAGCCAATTGGCTGTCATAGTTATAACATAATAACTATTAAAGGAGAGAAAGTAAAAGTTGCTACTATTGATACGATGTTAAGTTTTTATTTGGCATTTTTATATACAAATAAGCCATACTATAATGAATTTATGGACCGTATTTTATGTCTCTCCAAGTTTTTATTTGAGGTACAACAACAAAATAGATTAAAACAAAAGGGTTTGTTAAAACGGTTCAGTATTACCTGTTATGGTCGTCAAGAAGGGTTGGAAGAAATGAGAGCTGCAAAAGCAGAAAAATATAAAGAATTAAAGGGAAAACGCGGAACAAAAGAATATGATGAATGGTTTTTACATTATGTACCAGACACTGATAGTCCATATGGAAAAAGCCGCAAATCATCTACAAATTATACTACAAATAACACTAAAAAAGGTAAAAAGAATGCCACGAAAGCAACTACAAGGAGAGAAAACATGAAATTGAAAGCCAAATCCAAATCCACTACAAATATCATAAATCCGTATAATAAAACACGAAAAACAAAATTTTGGTAATTGGTAAATGAAATAAACGATACCTAAAATACATATATATCTAATAAAGTTGAATAACACATGTATATTATTTTAGAAATCAATTTATAAAAAATAGAATTCTCAAGTTCTAATGGGAACCATTTTTGAAGTAACAAAACAAAATATATGAAATGTATAAATGTATATTCTATTATTTTTTTTATTTGAATATATACCAAAGCGATACACCCCCATTCATTTACATAACTGCACATAGAAGTACTAGATTGTTTTATATAAAAACAATGTATATCTAACAATCCAGCTAATATGCGGTGAAAATTAGTCTTTTCATTTTTAACATTTATCATATAATTTATTTTGTCGTATCCATACAAATCTAAAAATAAAATTTTTTTGGAACTGTTTTTTTCCGCTGGAAATATATATGGGTTCACACCATCTATATATTTTTTTTTATAACTCATAGTTCCATCAATTAAAAAAGGAACAAAACAAGATTTTATAATGGTTTCAATAATATCGTCATTGTTTTTATATGTACTTTTTACAATTTTTTTTCTTTTTTTTATATTATAATAGGTAACAAAAAACTTTTTATTTACCTTTTTATAAAAATCAACCGGAATAACTTCGTTTAAATACATGTGCAGTTCTTTTATTTTTTTCAAGTGATAATTTTCTTTGAAATCCTGGCAAAAAATATCGTATAATTTATAAAAGGAATCTAATGAATTTACATAATACAATATACCACAAATACTTCCTATACTACAAGCAGAAACCCGTTCTATTGTAATATACCGTTGTTTTTCCATTTCTTTTAGAAAATATAAGGCACCTATTAAATAACTTCCATTAAATACACCTCCGTCTAATATTAAATCTAATTTTTGTATTGATAATGTGTTAACATTTTTTATATTGTCAGGTAAATTACTAATTAATTTATTAATATATTGATGTATTATTTTCATTATTATTTATTTGGTTGGTTATTACTTTATTTATTAGAAAAGAAAAGTATTATTAAAGCGAACGTTGTGTCAAAAAGCATTAAATAATGTAGTTAATTTATTGAATTTATAAAAAACAAAACCAAAGAGAAGGCTTGTAAAAATAAACCCATTTATATTATAGTTCCCATCTTTGGAAAAAAGAGAAGGAATATATGCGAATAAATACTTTTTAAAGATTGGCAATTGAAATAAAAAATATAATATGGCTAATAAAAAAACTGTTTGAATCTCATTATATGCATCATTTAAAGAATCATTAAATGAATCGGATTTTTTTAAGTTATTGTTATATGCAGAAAGAATATTTTCCGAATTTTCATGATTTTTAATATAATCAACAGGTTGTTGCTTTTGAGGAATATAATTAGGCTGTACTTGAGCATCATGCATAATACTATCAGTTGTTTTGGGGATATCTCTAGAAGGCAATTGAGTAGCAGAACTAGCGCTTGCTTGTTGAAGTCCGCTAATAATTTGATTAATGGTGCTTTCATCTAAACTTACATGTGCATGTGTTTTGACATTTGTGGCGCGTTCATTCCCTTGTAATATTATGTTATTCCCCCCCCCAGTTGGGTCCATAGGTAATTCTAAAATGCTAGTTGTTTCACTCATTAAATATAACAAAGAATGATTGATTTTCATTATTACGCAAAAATATAAAATAATAATGAAAATGAAATAGTAAATTATGAAATTGAAATAGTAAATTATGAAATTAAAATAGTAAATTATGAAATTGAAATAGTAAATTATTATGAAAATCCAATAATTTTTTTATCATTCGTGCATTTTGTAGATTCGGCCTTGTATTGATAACACTTATTTTCGTGTTCATAAATTTTATCTTTTATTTCTTCTAAAGGCGGAGCCATGAAAATAATACAGTCCTTTTCTTTACATATAGTTCTAAATATAGTAGCTAATCCAAATCCTAATAATAGAGACATGATAATTTTCCCATTTTTTGTATGTACAAATTTTCCAAAATTAACCATTACTGCCTATATATTATATTAGTATATAAACATTTTATCCAGGATTATCAAGCTTGTATTGGAATATTGGTAATTTTGCTTTTATCAGTCGGACATTTTATTTCTATAGGCTTAAAATAGAAACAATTATCTGCTTTATCTTTAAACAGAACCTTATCTACATTTTCAGGGCTTGGATAAATATATACTGTTTTCATTTCAGGACCCATAATATAAACAAAAAATAATCCCACTGCTAAACTTATTATAAAAATGGGGAGAGAAATGTAATCAAATATCATTTATAAATTATATATATAATAAAAATACATTAAATTATTGGCTTTTGAAATTATGAAGATACGTTTTATATATTTGTTTTGGGATTAGACTCTTTAGATGAGCTAGTTGTTCCCCAATTAAAATCAGCTATTCCCAAAGTAGATGCAACCTGGGCTATACTGTTAGATGCAATCTTGGCTATACTTTTAGGTGTACTGATATCTGCACTTTCATTTTCTACAATTTTAAGTGTTGGCTCAGGAATAGGTGCAACGGTTTTCGGTGTTGGCGCAGGAATAGGCGCAACGGTTTTCAGTGTTTTTGTTTTAGGTTTTGTGTTTTTAGGTAGTTTTGGTGTTATTTTTCGTGTTTTTGGTTGTGTTGCAGTTGGTTTCATAACTCCTCCCGTTATATTTTCCACAATAACAGGAGACATACGATAAAATTCCATATCATGTATATTATTTTTTTTTTGTATTAAATGATACATTTGGGTAGAATCATTATATTCTACAAAAGAATCGCGATATTTTAATTTCATTATATTATTCAATAAAGGTTGTAATCTAGTTACATATATGCTTACAGCATCTTTAACATATTGAGTATCATTTGTGCCATTAAATTTGGCAATTGCTTCTTGAATGAGAGTAATAATTGCATAAGCTTCTTCACCCTTTTCTTGTAATTCTTTTTTTACTTCTGCATTGTCTATTATGGTTAAATATTCTTCCAATATAAAAGTCAAAAGGGAAGAACTTTCATTAATATTTTCTTTAAAATTATCAAATCTTTCTATTGCTTCTTGTTCATTAATATAGTGAAAGATAAGTCTATTTTTATCTTCTATAATTTTATTTTTAGCATCTTGAAGCTGGTCTTCTTGTTCTTTAATTAATTCTGTGTATAACTCTATTATTCCTGTATGTAATACTATTTTTAAATTACACGGGTCTACCAAATCCCCACACACAGCTTTTAATACTTTATTGTCTATTTCTTTATCATATTTAGAAGAAAAAATAGTTCCTACAGGTCTTTTGCAATTTACACATTTTAATTTTATTTGTTTATACCTTTTATGCTTTTCTTTTATACTTAATTTATTATTATTTATTATTTCTCCTTTATATTTTTTTTTTTCATCTTCGTACTTTTCCTTTAATTTGTAATAATTGTCTAATGCTTTATAAAATTCTGAATATTCATCACTCATTCTCTATATATTATCTATTTTTTATATTTATTTATTAATTACATCATATTCATTTCCCCAATTAGGCAATCCGGTAATGAGTTCTTGATGAGCCATTCTCTTGGCTTGTTGTAAATTTTTTATTTTGGATAAAATATATTGTTGTTTTTCAATGTTTTTACTCTGTAATTCAATAGGACTTAATTTTCCTTTATATTTAAATACTAATATGATTCCTAAAATGCATAAAAACAATAATAATAATCCAATATTAAATACTACATTATAATATTTCATTTTAAATATATGAGCTTGTTTAAGTGTTTGGTTTAAAAAATATTTTACTCCAGGTTCAATTAATATAGGTTTGGCGATTTCATCTGGAAAATCCATTATATTATTTTATTATATTTATAACATTTAATAAATATGATACAAATCCCCATTTTTCATAAAAATATAAAAATATATTATATGGATAATAATATCTGTATAATATCTATATGGCATCTTCTTTTTTAAATATAATTACTTTTGTGTTGACTACCATATTCTATTATATGGTAATTAAACCAGTATTAACATACGAAACATTTACAAGCCCAGAACAATTTAAAGAATACACTAAAAAAAGTTATAATGCATTAAGTATTTATTTATTACTTATTATTGTAATACAATTTATTATAAATGTTGCTGCTGTCAACAGTCAATGTGGTGGAAACATAACTGACAATTTGGCACCTGCTGGATTAATGACACTTTTTCCATGGATACTTATTTTTGGTGCTATTATAGTAGTATTGATCATGTACCCTGGATTTAAAAGCGCTTTTTCGGATGTAATTGGATATTTTTATGTATCAGGAACTGCAAATAAAGTAATGACAGAACTTCTTATTAATAAAAATATTCAACAAAATATTGATGACGCTTCTGATATGAGTGAAACAGAAAAACATAATATGGAAAATGCAGCAGATGCCATTATAAAAATTTGTGGAAATACTTCCATTCTTATTAATCAAATAGTGCCTTCTAATTTTAACAAATATTGGAGTATATTACAACCGTTAATGAAACCAAAATATCAAACAGATAGTCCAGAAACAACCGAAATGAAAAACCAATTCTTTAATTTAGTGGTTACACGTGATGCTGTCGGAGAAGCTATATGGTATTTGTATACTGGTATACTACTTACATCTATTGTTCAAATGAAAATTGCTACTACACCATGTTACGTAAGTAAAGCCACAATGGAGAAAAATTACCAAAACTTTTTGAATGAAGAAGCGGCAGACAATGCACAAAAGGCAACCGCACAAAACACTGTATATACAATAAAAGAATAAATGCGAATATAAAAATAATCAAATATAAATATTTTATTTCTCAATTTTAACTTCCTTTGCAATATTACGAATGATTTTTTGATTGCTTGTTATATTGGTGTCTAATGACTGTATAATAATATTATTATACACATCGCTTTTACATGAATCACTATGAGCGCAATCCGGATATTTTTCTCTCCACTTAGGAATCATACGAATATTTTTATTCGCAATGGTTTTGATGGCTTTAATCAATTTCTCTCTTTCCTCATTTTCTTTTTCCCATTTATCTGCTTCTTTAATAAAAATAGTTTCCCTCTTGGTATCGCTACAATGAACCGGCCTTTTGTTTATATCTAAAGCTTTCAAATTACGAATAATAATATTAGAAAGACCTGTAACGTATCCCAATTCCCCTACTTTTTCCAAATCAGATAATTGAAATTGGAGAGAATCTACGAAATCAGTCAAGTTCATAGCATCTTTACATTCTTCGTTTAAAAATACGTTTAAATTAAATGTTTTGTTATGGCTATTATTATTTATTAGTGTATTATTGTTTGTGCCATTTTTACAAACTTCCAAAACAGAATGCTGCAACTCAGAATTACTTTTTACAAGGTCTGTGATAAGCGTGGTTAATATTTTAATTTCTGTATTTGCCAAAAAATCTTTTTCGTCGTTTAGATGTTGCGATGTATAATTACATGTTTTACTATGCCTCCATAATCCAGAATAATATTTATAGTTTTTACCACAATTGCATGTAAAAATACTTTCGGCATTTTTTGGCATTTTTTTATCATCATTTGATATCATTTTATATCTTTTTTCACGATTTTTGTGTTTTCGTGTCAACTCATGTATTACAAAGTTAGATTGCTTGCTACATTCAAAGTCACAGAATAAACATGTCCATTTTTCGGCATTTTTTGGCATTTTTTTATCGGCCATTATATCCATAAATGATATAATAAAAAATGCCTAAATTCTTTTCACAAAAAATTAAAAAAATTATGCTCACAAAATATTTTTTTTTAAAAACACCAGCAGACGCTAATTTTTCATTATGGTCACAAAAACGGTTTTTTGCAAAAGTCTTTTTGCCTTTCCCGATTTTGGACATTTTTTTTGTCCATTTTTGATTTTGGGAAAACACTTTTGACTTTTTTTTTTAAGTTTTTATATTATATATTCTCAAAGTAACTTAAAGAAAATAGTAATTAAAAATAATTATTAGAATTTATAATTTCTGTGTTTTTATCATTTGTTTTTTATCAAAACAATTTGTTTGGCATAGTTACATATGCAGTAACTAATAAATAAGATAAAATTCCTAAAATTAAAGATAATAACCAAACAGGGAAAATTGTTTTGTTTTTATATCCAATCCCAAACTCTCTTATACTGCCGTCTGTGTTATATAAAAAACCAGGTTTTACTGCCTGAATACCTCCAAATAAAATAATAAATAATAAAATAGCGGTAAATGTAATATTCTCTCTAATCAATTTTTTATACATCATATATATAATTATAAACATTTTTTTATAATTATAAATGCACGTTTTTTCTAATCGTAATCCTCAAAATTGTCTATCTCTCCTCCTTCGTAATCATTCCCATCCATATAATCATCTGTCATTCCTGACATGTCATATGCATCTCTATCAATTTCTTCTCCACGGTGTATTTCATCCAAGTAATCATCTCTAAAATCATCAAATTCGTCTATAGAAATGTTGGCCTTTTTCCCACTCACCATTTCATATTTTTTCATTGTTTCCATAAATTCAATTTCATTATCATAATGGTCTTTATCATATGTTCTCAACCCCTTTTGAAGCCCTTTACTCCAGTCCCCTAATTTGTTTATTTTCAATACAGTATCTATATCTCTCTCTTCTTCTGTTTTTTTTTGAAGTCTATCTGTTATCATATTTTTCTCTTTTTCTTTTAATTTGAAAATAGTATCCTCTATCTTTTTATGGGAAAACTGAATTGTATTTTTATAATTATACATTGTTTTTATAAAGCATAACAATAACTGGGATACATTTTGTTTCAAATCTTTTATATTCCCTTTTAACACCACCATTGTTTGAACAGGAGTAGTCACATCATATTCTTTCTTTGTCTCTTGTTCGCCCATATAATCTACTGCAAAAATGTCAATTGCATCTTTTTTCTCTGCAACTTCTTTGACAACCATACCCTCTTCCTCTGATAAATCAATGTACTGGACTAGAATTTTTAAGAGATAATATTCAAATAAAAATCGGCTTGTTCTTTCATCAAACACCGGTTTAAGTTCCTTTTCTTTATATTTGATAGAAGTAAAGCTAGGCGTTTCATTTGCTAATTGAATATAATTTTTACAAGAAGTTTGAACATGCTTCAATATATTATATAAAATTTTGGTATCATAAAATTGAGTTAAACATTCATATTGTGATGCAACAATTTTTTTAATATCCATTGTATGTGTTTGAGATAAATCCCAATATTTAGGCACGGGTATACTGTTATAATCTACTTCGTTTAATATGATATTTGGATATACACTTACCAAATTTTGTATACACGTTTTATAGTAATGAATAGAATTATAGAGAGAATCATCAGAAATTTTGGCGAGTTTTGTTTCATCATCTGTCCAATTAGACAAGTTGTTTATAAAATCAGTCATCAATTTTATTTCTTTCGTTGTACTATTCCCCTTGTGTCTAGTAATATGGTCTACAATTTCTCTCTTCATGCTATCGTTTTCTTTAATTAAAAAATTATTTAAATCTCTTGATTCTTTTGTTGTAGTACTAGTAGCTACATTGAATGTATCTAACGCATTATTTATAAAATCAATCAGCTTATCATCTACCATTCTATCCTTTTTACAATTCTCAAGTACATCTGTAAAACGAGAAATAGAAGAATGTAGTTGAATATTACTAATGTCTACATCTATCATGTTGTTACGAGAAACAACCTGAAGTAATCGCAGCATCATTTGTTCTGTATATTCTTTTTTATCATTTTTCAGTTTTTGTATTATCTCAATATCAGTATCATTCTTATTTATATATAATGGTTTTTCACCACATAATGGCAATAAATCTTCGCTGATAGGAATCATGTTTTTGAAATGACAAAAATGAATAAATGCCATATAAATTGTTTTCTCATCAAAATGATTATTAATTACAGGAAACATTTTTTTTGTATTAATACGACTAGAAAATATATTCGCTTCACTATAAAAGTGAATGTCCCTTAACGTATTCATATTCATTTTAACCACATTATTGTATTCTGTAATATTTGCATTTTCATTTTCAAAATATTGGAGTGTAGTCATTTTATCATTTGATTTTTCATTACAACATGCATTCTCCAAAAAGGATTCACCTGACATTTTGTTTAATAACAATTTTTTCTTCTGCACAATTTCCTGTATTTTTTCTTGTATAGCGAGAGAAAATTGTATGTTTTTGCTTTGAATAATAGATATCTGGTCTATTTGTTTTGGCGACCCATATTTCAAATCATTCAATAATTTATTTTTAAATTCCCCTGATATATTAATTAAACTTGTTATTTTGAATGGTAATAAAGGAGGTAAAAACTGTTGCCAGTTAAGAATATCGTGCTCATTAGGAACTTCGTGTGTAGGCTCAGATAACAAATAAACTGTTTTTTCATTTATTTTAGATTTTACAATAGCCAATTCTAACAAACTATCCACCGCATTTTTAATCTTGGATGCAACAGAAACTTCTTTCATTTTGGCAAGTGCACTCCATGGGTCTGCTATACTTTTAATTTTATAAGCAATGCATGCCAAATAATTCAAACTACTCATATCCCCTTCTCCTTCAAACGGATATCCAGTAAAAGATTTGACACAACCAGGGAAAGTCTTCTTAGATTTAATAGAAGGCACATTCGTTTGTACCGCAATTAAAAACATACCTAATGTATAGAATAATATGGTAGCATTATACAATGCAGTATAAGATGGAATTATGATTCCTTTATTCGCCATTTCTTTAATTTTCTTTTTGTAAGAAGTTTCGCTTTCTAGGTTTGATTGAATAGATTCTAATACTGCGTTTATTATAAACTCTTTTTGCGATTCTATGTTTATTCCCATTGAAACAGACAAGGCATTTATTATATTAATAATAATTCTCATTTCATCAGTTATATATTTTGGTTGAATAGATGATGAAGATTCCGCCGCAGGTTTTGCACTACTAGTTATATCGTCGCCTGTCTCTTTTTCTAACACGTCGCGCGTAGACACTCTAAACCCATCTTCATACCCTTCTTCCGTAGAAAATCCAATATATATAATCTGTCTTCCGGTGTGTTTATCCACCCAATAATCACCATCTTCACTTTTTTCACCGATTTCTTTAATTAACTTTTGCACAAACATTACATATTCATCGGGTGTATTTATATAAGCACATGCCATTTGGTATATAAATGTAGGCAACAACTCTGTGTTAGTTTGATTACAATATAACCACCAAGATGTCTCCTTGATTCCTGTGATGCTAACCGTATTTTCAATTGCAGGTCTGGTAAATCTAGTGGCAAATTCTATAATATTATGCTGTTTTTTAACAAAATCAGGTTCCCCCAAAATGAGGTCTAACAATTTTGCATATGGGGAAATCACTCTATTAGTAGAATCAATCGCGCTCAACCCTAATTCATACATTGAATTATTATATTTCAATAAAGTATCATTTTCTAGTTTTGTTAACATGACAAATGTATTTTCATAATTTAGCATTTTTTTCTCTATTTTTTCTTTGAAATCTTTTAAAGATAAACTGTATTGCTCATCAAACTGGGTTAATATTTCTTTCAAGTAGGTGTCTTCCATTTTCATTTCATTTACATTGATATTTTCACATTTATCGTCTATTTTATTTGGAACACTTATGCATGATGGTTGCATATTACATAGAATATTTGGTTCATCCGTTATTATATCTTTCTCATTGACAAAAGGGTCAAGTACCCATTTATTATTTTTGCGGATATAATATTTATATTCTTCATTATCATTTAGTTCCATATTTTTATCATACAAAATAGCATAGTTGTTATCTTTTACCAGTTTATGTCCAGAAAGAAGAGTATCTGCAAGGTATTCCGCTTCGGCGTCTTGTGAAACCTTTAATTTTTCTTTGATTTTTTTAATTAAAAAATCAATAAATTTATCTGGTTCCATAGAAATCATTTCTCTCTCATAATCATCTATGAATCCATAATTGGTCGTATCATATCTTTTATCAAAATAAATTTCTTTATCATTATCTAACATGAGCTCCGCTTCTGTAACATAGAATTTTGAAATAATAATATTTTTGCATCCCTTGTTGTCTTTAAATTGATCTATAGCCTTTCCTAATTCGCTTTTTTGATTGTCAAACACGCTAGTAAATTCATCTGGATACATTAATTTCATATTTTGGAAAGTTAACACGGTAGTATAG